CTCGTGGGCCTGCTTGGCGGCCTGATCGCCGTGGCCGCAGCCCTGGCCGCCGCAGCCGCTGGGGCCTGGGCCTTTGGGGCGGTGCTTCCGGCCCTCAAGCTCATGCTTGCCCCGGTCATTGGCGCGATTGCCGCCCTGGGAGCCCCCGTCTGGATCGTCATCGGAGTCATCGCCGCCTTGTACCTGGCGTGGCGCAACAACTTTGGCGGCATGGCCGACGCCATCTCGGGTATGTGGGACCGCGTCCGCCTGGTCTGGGACGGCCTGCGCGCGGTTTTCACCAGCCTCACCGGGGGCGTGGGCGAGATCAAGGGCGAGCTGGCCGAGCGCATCGAGGCCGCTGGCCTGGTGGGCCTGGTCACCACCATCGGGCGGGTGGTCTTCCGGCTGCGCGCGTTCTTCGGCGGCATGGCCGAGGCCGCATCGTCGGCCGGGGGCATCCTCGGTACGGCGTTCACCCCGCTGGCCTCCATCCTGGGCAGGGTCTTCGGAATCATCGGCAGCATCATCGGGCGCATTGCCGGGGCCTTTGGCGCGGCAGGCGCAGGAACGGGCGTGTCGTCCTGGCGGACTCTTGGGAGCGTCTTGGGCGGGGTGCTTGTCACTTCGCTGGAACTCTTTGGCAAGCTGCTGCAAGTAACGCTCATGCCGATTGAAATGTTGGCCATTGCCGTCGAGTGGCTGGTGGGCCTGTTCACAGGGGCCGGGCCTTCGGCCAGCCAGGCGGCAGAGGAGATTCTCGGGGTTTTTGCCCGCGTCTTTCAGGCCGTCACCGGCATCGACCTCTTTGAATCCGGAGCCAAGCTGATCCGCACCTTTCTGGACGGCATCACCTCCGGGGCGCAGGCCCTTGTGGACGGCGTGACCGGGGTGTTCAGCCAGGTGCGCCAGCTCCTGCCGTTCTCGGACGCCAAGGCCGGGCCGTTCTCGCAGCTTACCGCCTCTGGCCAGGCCATCCTCTCAACCTTAGGCAAGGGCGTTGTCGCCGCCCAGCCAGCCTTTGCGGGCGCGCTCTCGAACGCCCTGGGAGCGGCCAGTGCGGCCCTCACCCCGGATATGGCCATAGGCGCGGAGCTGCTGGCCCCGCCGCAGGACACGGCAGCCTCCACGCCCAACGGCCAGCGCGGCCAGGGTAGAGGCGAAGCGCGGATCATCATCCAGAGCCTGACGCTCACTTTGCCCGATGTACAGGACGCCCAGGGCCTGGCCGAGGGGCTCTCGCGCCTGGTGGAGCAGTACGATGTCTAGCGCCATTCTCAACTTCGATGACGGGCGGGTGGTGCTCGCCGGTGAGGAACTGCCCGGCTTGCTCGCACGTTTGAGCGTGGGCGGCGAGGTGCGCTTCGACGAGTCCAAGGCCGATGGCCTGTCCGGCAAGAAGCGCACGCCCATCGGCTGGGAGGACGCGGCGGTTTCCCTGGACATGGAGCTGCTCACTGACGAGACGGGCAGCTGTTACGACAAGCTGGCCGTCCTCGACCGGATGTTCAAGGGCGGCGGCGCGCACGCGGCCCCCAAGGTGCTGAACGTGGTCAACCGGCATTTGCGGGCGCGCGGCGTTTCGCGCGTGGTCTTTTCCGGGCTCTCCTCCCGCGAGACCAACACCGACGACACCATCCTGGCCAGCCTGACCTTCAAGGAGCACGTGCCGCCAGTGGTCAAGAGCGAGGAGCGCGCGGTGAAGGCCAAGACCCCCGCCGACGGTTCGGCTGGGCCTGGCGGCCCGGTGGCTCCGGCCGCAAATCCAAAGACCATCAGCGTGGACCTGGACGGCGGCAATGGCTGACATCGACGGCATCATTGTGCGCGCGGTCATTGCGGGCCGCGAATACCTGCGCATGCCCCGGCTCTGGCTTCGCAGCCTGCGGCATGCCCCGCTGACGCGCGCCGGGCTCACCCTGCCCGACCCGGCTGGGGAGGAGATTTCCCGCATCCAGGCGGGCGACGCCGTGTCCCTTGTGTTCGGCTACAGAAATGGATTGCCGGCAACGTGGTCCGGCACCGTGGAATGGGTGCGGCCCGGCAGCCAGCATCAGACCGAGCTTGGCATCGTGGGGGCCGAAAAGGCCTTCGGCACCCGCTTCACGCAATCCTTTGTGGACGAGGCCCCGGAGGCCATCTTGCGCTGGGCTTTGGCCCAGGCGGGCATCGAGGCCGGGCGGCTGGACTCGCCCGGCGTGGTGCTGCCGCGCTTCAGCGTGGCCAATGAAACACTTTGGGCCTTGTCCGAGAAGCTGGAGCTGAGCTGCCAGCGCGCCTTCGGCCTGGACGCCTCGGCCTGGTGCCTGTGGATGGACGCCAAGGGCCGGGCGCATTGGGGAGATTTCGACGACCCGGAACAGACCACCGTCTACACCGTGGCCACCGGCGGCAATCTTATCAGCCACACCCCGGCCACGGACACGGCCGGGCTCTCGGAAGTGGAGACCTGGCTTGTTCCCGGCCTGCTGCACAGCCAGGTGTTCCGGCTTGTGGACACGCGCCGGGGCGTCAACGACGAATTTCGCGCGCTCTCGGTGCGGCACGAGGTTGACTCCGGCCGGGCGCGAACCTTTATCCAATACGGGAGCGAACATGACCGGTGGTAAGGATTTGCGCGTGCTGCTCAAGCGCGTCATGGAGCTGGTGCAGCCGGACCTGCGGAAATACTACCGCGTGCCGCGCAAGGGTCAGGTGGTGGCCAGCTACCCTTCGGATGGGGCCTGGTACGCCGATGTGCAGCCCTTGCGGAATGACGAATCAGCTGACGCGTCCGAGCCCGTTTTGCCCCGGCTTGAGCTGCCCGTGCTCTGGGGCGGCCCCTCTCGCGGCGTGGTGTGCCCGCCCAAGCCCGGCACGCGCTGCACCATCGGTTATTGGGACGGCGACCCCAGCTATCCCTACATCGCCGAGATCCGCTGGTCTGGCCAGGGCGCGCCTTCTTGCGGCCTGGACGAGTTCATTGTGCAGCTTGAGCCCGGCGTGCATCTCAAGATCGACGCGGGCAAGCGCATCCTGGCTGTGACCACGGCGGACGGCCTGTGCCAGGCTGGGGGTTCCTGGCGCGTGCAGGCCCCGCTCATCGAGCTGGTTGGCAACCTTGTGTGCCGGGGCCTGGACGGCGGCGCGGCCAGCACCACCGAGAGCTGCAACCGCACCCAGACGGGCAGCCTGGTGCTCAATGGCCCGCTCACGGTGAACGGCCCGCTCATAGTCAATGGCGACGCGTCCGTTTCGGGCAATTCCCACGCCTCCAGCCGGAGCGGGGGTCCCATATGACCACAGCCGCGCGTCTCATGGGCTCGGACATCATGATTGGCCTGGGCTCGGCTGATTTCCTGGCCGCTTCCGTGGCCGCCAACGGCGAGCTGCTGCTTGCGACCGGCTCGCAGGCCGCCCTGCAGCAGATTGGCCTGCGCCTGTACACCATGCTCGGGGCGCTTTGGTACGACGTCGAATATGGCAGCCTGGTGCTCAACTGGATACGCGAGGAGTCGGAGCCGTTGAGCCGCGAGGCCCTGTGCCAGGAGGTGGAGACCCGCGTGAATGACGACCCCCACGTGGTGCCGGGCTCGGCCAGCTGCGAGGTGCGAGACTGGGACGAAACCGGCGTGGTGCTGCTGTTGTCCCTGGAGCTTGTGGGCGCGCCGCACCCGTACAACCTGATTTTGCGGCTTGCCCCCAGCGGCGACGAGGCTGCGACCGCAGATGTGATCATGGAGGTGGTGGCCAGTGGCGACCCAAGCGATACCAGTCTCTAAGACCCTTGCGGAATGCCGCGCGCTGGTCTTTGGCCGCGTGGCCGAGGTGCAGGCGGAGTATGCGGCCAAGGGCTGGCTGCCCACCCAGCTCAACCTCAACGCGGGCGGCGTGGCGCGCGGGCTTTTGGAAATCTTCGCCTGGATTCTGTACGCGTTCTACCAAGTGCTGGCGCAGATCCTGCCCAACGCCTTCCCCTTGTCAGCCTCGGGGGCCTGGCTCGATCTGCACAGCGGCCAGGTTGAGCTGACCAGGCGCGCCGCAACCAAGGCCCAGGGCGTGGTCTGGTTCATCCGCGATGCACAGACCACCGGCAACGTGCGTATTCCGACCGGCCGGGTGGTACGCACCAAAGCGGACGCCAAGGGCGACGTGTACCGCTACGTTACCCTGGCCGACGCCGTGCTGCAGGCCGGGGAAGAGCGCGTGGCCGTGCTCTGCGAGGCCGTGGAGTACGGGGCCGGAGCCAATGCCGTTGCCGGGCAGATTTGCGAGCTGTCCACCCACGTGCCTGGCGTTTCGGGCGCGACCAACGACGCGGACTGGCTGACCAGCGAAGGCGCGGACGCAGAGACCGACGCGCAGCTCCAGGAGCGCTACACCCTGGCCTGGCTTGAGGAGGCGGGCTGCACCTCCGCCGCGTACAAGGCCTGGGCGCTGTCCGTGCCGGGCGTGGTTTCCGTGAGGGTGCTGGATGACCACCCGCGCGGCGAGGGCACTGTGGACGTCGTTGTGCGCGGGAGCGCGGGCATACCCACGGACCGTTTGCTCGAGTTGGTGCGCGGGGCCGTGGCAGCCAAGGCCCCGGTCAACGATCTCTGGGAGGTCAAGGCCCCGCAGGAGGTGCCTGTGTCGGTCGTGCTGGTTCTGGAGATCGTGTCCGGCTCGCCGGAGACCGCCATCGCCCTGGGCGAGGCGCGCACCCGCGCGCTGTTCGCGGGGTCGGGCGTGGAACTCGCGGACATCGTACCTTTCGGCATCGGCGATGACTTCGTGCGCGACCGCGTGGTGGCCACGCTCATGGGTGGGGCTTCCGCCTTGCCGGGCCTCAAGCGTGTGGTCTGGACATCGCCGAGTGAGAGCGTCGTCACTGTGCCCGATGATGGCTTGGCCACTCTGGAATCCATCAGTGTGGCCGCTGATAGCGAGGTGGCGCAGTAATGCCCGATTTCCCCTCGGCAAAGGCCCCGGCCGCCTGGTTCTGGAATTGGATCAGAAACGTGTTGCGCTGGACGCTCATCAGGCGGCCCGGCGTGCTGGCCTGCCTGGTCGAGGGATGCTCACTCGCGGCCGACGATGTGCTTCAGGACATCTACTGGCTGCGCGACCAGTTCAACCCGGCGACCTGCGAGCTGGAATACCTGACGCGGCACGCAACGGCCAGAGGGCTCACCCGGCATCCGAGGGAGTCGGACACGCGGTGGCGCAGGCGGGTCTGCGCGGCCATGGCCTGGCACAAGCTCGCCGGGCGCGCGGCCGGGATGCCCCGCATCCTGGAGCACTACGGGTACAAGGGGGCGGTGATGGTCAACGTCGCCGCAGACGGCCAACCCGACCGCTGGGCGCATTTCCGCTGCGACCTGACCCCGAACGCCCCGGTGACCGACGCGGACTGGGAGTTGATCCGCTGGATTCTGGCGGAGACCAAACCCGCCAAGAGCGTTTTGGAGACAGTGACCCTTGTGCTCTCGCCCCGGTCCGCCCTGCGGCCAAGCTTCAACCAGTGCACGGGCGAGGTCGTCACCGTGCTGCCCTGGAGCCCGGCCTCGGTGCAGAAGACCTCGGCCATACGGGGAGCGGTGGGGTTGCAAGAAGTAGAGATCGTGACAATCGGACGCAAACTGGAGGCATGATATGGCCGAGTATTACATGATTTTGACCGTCGCCGGGCAGGCGGCCTACGCGCGGGCAGGCGCAGGGGGCAGCCCGGTGCAGATCTCCGCCGTGGCCGTGGGCGATGGCGGCGGGGTGGCTGTGCAGCCTGCCGAGTCCTGGACCGCGCTTGTTGGCGAAGTGTGGCGCGGCGCGCCCACGCTGGTGGAGGTCGATGAGGCCAACCCCAGGCTGGTGCTTGTGGAGGCGCACGTGCCCCACAACGCCGGGGGTTGGTATGCGCGGGAGATCGGCCTGCTCTCGCCTGAAGGCGTGCTGCTGGCGGTGGGCAACTACCCGGAGAGCTACAAGCCCGTTCTGGATTCCGGCGTGGGCAAGGAGCTGCTGATCCGGGCCTACATTGAGCACGGCAACGCCAGCCAAACCACGCTCATAATCAACCCGGACATTGTCATGGCCTCGCGCACCTATGTGGCGAGCGCCGTGGCCACACACGACGCCTCACCCACGGCGCACGCTGGCCAGCTTGCCGGGATGGCGGAACACATTGACGACCTGGCCAACCCGCACCAGGTCACCGCCGCGCAGGCCGGGGCCGAGCCTGCCGGGAAGATTGCCTGGCATAACGGTGATGAGGAGGCCCACGCCGACATTCGGGCGCTCATAGCGGCCCTTGGCGGCTCGCGCGTCGAGACCCTCTGGCTTGGCGCGGGCGCGATGATCCCCCGCAAGGCCAACGGTGCGACGGCGGGCACTGATCAGAGCACCAGCTATCTGCTCATGTCCGATTATCTGGACTTCGGCGCGGACATTAACCGCGCCGCCCAAGCGGTTTTCCACCTGCCGGGCAACTGGGACCGGGGCAGCATCAAGGCCAAGGTCCACTGGATGCCTGCGGTCGCTGGGGCGACGGCTGGGCAGTATGTTGGCTGGGCCATCCTCTGCGGGGCCGTGGGCGACGGCGACGTCGTGGATCGCTCCTTGGGCACCGGCGTCATCGTGGACGACCAGGTGTTGGCTGGCTTGGGGGCTGTTGAGCATGTCACCTCGGCCAGCGCGGACATCACCGTCAGCGGCGAGCCGCAGATCGGAGATCGGCTGCAACTCGTTGTCGTCCGGCAACCTGCATATACCGGGGGCGGTACGGCGCTGCCCGTTGCGGCGCGCTTGCTCGGCATAGAGATCCAATACGGCATCACCGGCAACGCTGCCGCCTGGAGCTAGCCATGGGCACGCACAGGAGCTACCCGGACATCCGGCGGCGTAACCAAGCGCGCAATTACTTTGGGCACGGGGTCCTGGGGCACGTGCGCATCACCAGCGCCGGGGCGCAGCAGTCTGCCGACGGCATCGCCTGGTCCGCCATATCCGGTTGGACGCTCTCCGCGTCCAGAGTGAGCATCCCAGCCACCCAGGACGGCGACATGGTGGTGCTCCATTGCAGGAGCTGGCAGTGCGACACGGGCATGACCGTCACCACGTCCGCTCGCTGCCGGGGCCTGCTGGTCTATGTGCAGG